TGGGAAACTAGTAAATGATGATTTAACAGAGTCACAATATAAATTAATAGATGCTTATACATCAGGAGCAGCAGCAGTAAAAAGTTTAGAACAATCTGAGGCTTCCTATCAACAAGCTCTTCAATCACGTTTCGGAAAAACTACTTCCGAAAGAGCCACTCTTAAGATGGCTAGAGAAAGAGTAGCGGAGATGAATCTAGCTATGAAATCTCCTGAGTTCATGGCTAAGGTAGACGATCCCTCCAAAGAAGCAGAAGTATCTGCAATGTATGCAAAGAGAGCTAGAGCACAAAAAGTTGCCGCAGCAATGGGGGCATCTGATATAGGACAAAGAGCAGCAGTTGTAGATCAACAAAGAATAGCACTGCAACAACAAGCGTTAAAAAATTCAATTGCAGGAGCAACGATACTTGGGCAAAAAAGAAAAGTACTACTTGATATTAATCAGAAACAAGCACAAATTGATTCTTTAAGAGTACAAATAGCAGAAAGAAGAGCACTACTTGATCAAGCCGAAGATAAAGAAGCAGCTCAAAGAGCAATTCAGGATTTAGAGCATAATGTAACGTTACTACAGTCTCAAAAGAAAGGACTAGAAAACTCAATTAATTTAACAAGAGAATTAGGAGTTGTAGCAACTGAAGCATTTGCAAATAGTATGCAAAAAGGTATACAAGGTGTCATAGAAGGAACAATGTCAATTAAAGATGCATTTAAGTCAATGGCACAATCTATACTTCAATCTTTAGCACAAGTACTTGCAAAAATGATGACAATGAAGATACTTAGTTCTATGTTTGGCATACCTGGAGTACCAATGGCAAATGGTGGAATCATACCAATGGCAAAGGGCGGTATTATTAAAGGATATCAGCATGGAGGAATTGCTAGAGAACCTACTTATCTTGTAGGAGAAGCAGGTCCAGAAGCTGTCGTACCTTTACCTGATGGAAGAAGTATACCTGTAAATATGTCAGGAGCAACAGGAAATAATATAACAATTAATGTAGATGCAAGTGGTCAAAGTACTACTACAATGGATGGAGAAAGAGGAAAAGCACTTGGAGTTGCTATACAGGCAGCAGTTATGGAAACAATACAAAGAGAGAAACGCCCAGGCGGTGTACTTAGCGGGAACTAATTATGGCTTTTGGAATAATGCAAAATGATGGATCAAATATTACAGGCTTCAGCGCTCCTGTGCAACCAGATAAAGGACTTACTAGACAATCTAAACCTAAAGTTCACACCATTGCATTTGGAGATGGGTATGAACAAAGAATTGCAGATGGTATTAATAACTTAGAACAAACACTAAATGTTTCTTTCTCAACAAGACCAAAAGCAGAGATAGATGACCTTGTAGCTTTCTTTGAATCACTCGGTGGAGTTACTAAATTTCGTTTTGATTTAGAAGATAGTAATGCAGGTTCAAATACAGAAACAATTAAAGTTGTATGTGATGAATGGCAACAGACATGGGCATACGAAAACTTTTACAATTTATCAGCAACATTTAGAAGAGTTTACGAAGCATGACGGAAAAAATTGCAATCAAAGAAGTTCAGGCTCTTGAAGAGGAATCTGGATTAGTTACTCTGTATGAAATTGCATTAGATGCAACAGGATCTTCTCGTGCCTATTTTACTAGAGGAGAAGATACAAGTCTAAGCAATATACAGATGTATGACTTTGATACAAATACACAAGTAAATACTTATGATGCAATTCCGCTACAAGCAGAAGGATTTGAACACAAATCTACAGGAACATCAGCAAGACCAGTTATAACATTTGCAAACGTATTATCAACATTTGGAGATGCGCTTGGAAGTTTAACACCTGATGATCTTATTGGAAAGAAACTTTATAGAAGAAGAACACTTAAAAAATATCTAAAAGATGAAAGCGCTGATCCTGGCTCTGGTAATACTCCCATTGAATTTCCACGACAAGTTTATATTATTGATAGAATAGAAACAGAAAATGCACTTGAAATATCTTTTGAACTTACAACACCCTTTGATGTAGAAGGATTAGTATTACCGTATAGAGTTGTAGGAAACAATGCTTGTTCATGGGTGTATCAAGGAGCATCACCAGATAAATTAAATGCAAATACAGATACAGGTGCATGTACTTGGTCAAGTGAATCCAAGTTAAAGTTAACAGGTGGCGGAAATGATGGATCATCTGATGTAACTCATACTGTATATGTAAACCAAGATGATGAATATATAATTCCATCTACAACTACTTTTACCACTTATAGCAGTGGTGCAATTACAAAAGATACTTACTACAAAACAACAACGACTCTTGCTTCAACAGGAGTACAAAGATTAAATGCCAAAGGCGCGATAGACACATCTGCTGATGGGGGAACAATAAATAATTATTGGCAAGGTACAGCTGCAAACAGCTCACCAGGAACACCTTCTGATACAAATGCACTTTTTGACAGAATAAGAGTACATACTACTTACAGTTCAAGTGCAAACTATTATGCGTATACAGAAGATAGATACAATGATTATGTAGTGTATACATCAGGTGGGAAAACGCATTTATGGAAAGCAACCAGAACACAAACTTCAGGCTCTAATACAGCTCCTGGATTTAATAGCTACTGGGAACGCGGAGATAACTGTGGAAAAAGATTAACATCTTGTGCATGTAGATTTGGGTTTAGACCTATATCTACCTCTTCAGCTTCTACAGGATCAACCTCAAAAAATAGTCAAATACCTTTACCTTTTGGAGGCTTTCCAGGTGCAAGAAAATTTAAGTAATTTATTACCAGAAATATATGAGCATGTTGCTAAAGAAAGTCCACGAGAAGCATGTGGACTTGTTGTAGACAGAGGAAACGATTTAGAATATATTCCTCTTGAAAATAAAAGTTCTGAGAAAGAACACTTTGTAATTGACCCAAAAGAATGGGTTAGGTATTCAATCATTTCAAAAATAAAATTTGTTGTCCATAGTCACTACGGGTCAGATTGTAACCCAAGTGAGCACGACAAGAATGTGTGTAAAACTCTTGGTGTACCATATTTAATTGTATCGTACCCAGAGAAAGGAGAATTTATTTATGACCCAAGTTAAGTTAATGGGAGAGTTAGGAGAAAAGTTTGGCTCTGAATGGGAGTGTGTTGACACTTCTATTCGTGATATATTAAAATGTATTGACTGTCAAACTGAAGGTCTTAAAGATTACTTCTCAGAGTGTCATTTAAAAAATGTTCAATTCTCAATTCAAACAGGAGAAAACTTAATAGAGGAATTTCCAGAATTATATCTAAATGTTGCAAGAGAAGAAGTAATTATAACTCCAGTACCTGCAGGTTCTGGCAAAGGATTAGGAAAACTAATAACAGGATTATTAATATTAGCTGCAATGTTTTTTATGCCAGGAATTGCAGGAGGATTTTTAACAACTAGCACTTCTTCAAGTCTTGGAGCAGGAGCAGTCGTACAAGGCACACACGCTACTCTTTTAGTAGGAGGATCTCAAGGAATGTCAGTAGGTGCCGCATTAGCGGCAGGAGCATCTCCAGGAGCTTTAATGATGTCAGGGGCTGCTTCTTTAACCCTTCCTGGTGTGGCAGTGATGATGCTCGGAGCGAATTTAGCACTTATGGGTCTTGCAGAAATGTCAGCACCAGATCCAGATAAGACAACAAATGATCCATCATATTTATTCAATGGAGCAGAGAATCATATAGAACAAGGACAACCTGTTCCTCTACTTTATGGAGAGTTAACAGTTGGTGGAGCACCAATTTATCAAGGATATGCTCCTGGTGTTATCTCTACTTATTCAAAAGGAAATACTTATACAACTCAAAATACTTGGTATGATGGTACTACAAATGATACAACAGATAATGCTTCACAAGGTACAACAACAAGTTACAAAGATAGCACAAATGGCTCAATTGGAAATAATC